CATCACGCAGAGTCTCGAGGTCCCCCTCTTCCATATGGATATTGAAACCACGGCGCGCCCACTCTTGTAAAATATATGAAGGGTAATAACCGCGCATATGAACGTCGCCGAAAAGATAACGCTCACGCATAGCTTCAACGGAATACATCATGTCATCTGGATGGCAGGAGAAAGGATACAGAGGCACCATCGCCACCATACAGCCAATCTTAAATTCCGGATTAATGGCATGACCCAGCTTGACCACTTTGGCACTGGCAACAAACTGATGATGCAGTACCTGATACAGGGTTTCTTCTGGGTTCTCTTGTTCAGTGAACACCACACCAGAACAGCAATAACCAAACAGTGGATATTTCCAGTTACGCTGGTTATTTATCTCGTTGAAGGTCATCCAATATTTAACTTTGCTTTTGTAGCGCGCCATGACGACTTCACTGAATTTTACAAAGAAATCGACCACTTTACGGTTTTTCCAGCCACCATATTCTTTGACCAGATGCCACGGCATTTCGAAGTGAGATAACGTAATCACCGGTTCAATACCGTATTTCAGCAATTCATCGAACATATCGTCATAAAATTGCAGGCCGGCTTCATTGGGTTGCTGTTCATCGCCATGCGGGAAGATACGAGTCCAGGCAATTGAGGTGCGGAAACATTTGAAGCCCATTTCGGCAAACAGCGCGATGTCTTCTTTGTAATGGCTATAAAAATCAACTGCTTCATGGTTTGGATAACGATACCCTTCCAGTACTCCGTCTGTCATCACACGGTCAACCCCATGGGAGCCACCAGAGAGGACATCAGCAATGCTCACGCCTTTGCCGCCTTTATCCCAGCCGCCTTCAACCTGATGTGCCGCAACCGCGCCACCCCATAAAAAATCTTTCGGTAACTGTTGATAGCTCATAACAATCTCCCTAATAACTGCGGGCAAATAGGTGCCCTATAAATGGAAAGTATCGGCGCGCTTTCATCAACATTGAACAAGCTGATGACGTGCTGGGCGGTCAATGTGTGATCAATTGCCATTATTCATCTCCTGTCGCGGGGTGCCAACCCTAAAATAAATAGAGCGTTATCGGCTTATTATGCGTATTCACAGGATATCGAGGAGGGATTCTAGCAAAAAGAAAAGCGAAGTCACGATATAACAAAATGTACCGTTTGTAATATGTTACATGTGAAAAACACCCTGTTTTATTTAGTGTTTTTATTCATTAGCTGAGGTAATTTCTTGCCAATAGTTTCAATAATATATAGCACCGGAATTTGGGTAGTAATATTATACTGGCCTTCAAGGATAACCGGGGGCATGTGATAGGAGATATTGAGATCAGCCATTTTAGCCAAGGTGGAACTTTCACTGTTGGTCAGGCTGATAATTTTACAATTTTGCAGGCTAAATTGGTTGGCAATGCGAATAATTTCTTCTGTTTCTCCAGAGACTGAAAGGATAATGGCGACCGCGTCCTGATACATGTCGCTGTTAATAGGATAATAGGGGTCATCAATGTAGGTGCTGTATTTACCAACATTAGAAAAGAAGCGGGCGCTGTATTTCCCCAATGCTCCCGAGGTGCCTATACCAACAAAAATAACTCTGCGCGTTGCCGCTATCTGTTTCGCTACGTTATCTAATAGCTCATCAAACTCGCTATTATTAATGCTCTTAAAATAACTGATTATTTCACTGATGCCAAAGGTAACTGGTGGTTTTTCATCATGTTCTAAATATAATTTAAACCGGATACGGAATTCAGAATAACCATCACAGTTCATTTTTTTACAAAATCGTAAAACCGTGGTGGTAGAAACACCCGAGGCATCTGCGAGCTCCCTGATCGTCATGTACATCACTTTGTCAGTATTTTTTATGATGTAATTATAAACTATCAATTCCAATTCGTTCAGCGTCGATATTTCTTTATAAGTAAACATATTGATACCTGAATTCCCGTTAGCGACCTGCCTTTAGGGCGCTTGCAATGGCCCAAGACACGCGAATGTAGCATGAAATGGGGCCATGGACGAGCCAGTTATTTATGTTAGCAAGATATCGACTATTTCTTACTGCGGTAATCGTAGGCGTTTTTCGGCGGATACTTCTTTGTAGATAGCTAACCGGGCGTAATTGCCCGGTATATTTATTAATTCACTGAGATACCGTAGACTAAATTATAAATAGTACTTTTACTGCGGTAACTGCGTCGCTATCTTTATCAAATTTAATAATCATTATGCCGCTCGCACAATATAGTTAAAAGCAATATTCCGTGGTCTATTTTCATTGGCTGTGGGTACAGATCTGGAAGCGTCAAAAAAAAGTTCGGCGAGTCTATCATCCGTAACGCCTACTGCCACATCTGCGCTAGCAGCATAAGATCCAAATTGACCGTCAGTGCGAAAAACTCCAGTGGCGTTAGAGCTGAAAAGTCTAGCCGATGTTGCTTCATTCCGTCCCTGAATTCCACCAGAGATATTTCTTATCGCATCACCTTGTATTGATAGTATTTCCCGACCTGCATCAACCCCAAGCCCATCATCCCAGCCACGAATAAACTCACCCCGCAAGTCCGGTAAAATACCTGACGGATAAGCCAATGCTAATTTTGGATATTTTACTTTGTCAAAGATAGCACCATTACATTTTAACCAACCTTCGGGTGGAGTGGCGGTAGGCCACGGAAGCGGGACCCCAACCGGAATTGCTGAGCCTTCCCCCAAACCAAGGTTTGCGAGAGTCTGTGTTATAGCCGTTGGACCGGCGTCTTTTATCTCAGAGAGATTATTACCAGACTGCAAAAATAGCTTTTTCAGTGCGGCTAAAACCTGAGTATCGTCATTAGGATCTAAGGTTAATCCTCCATCTTGAACCACCGTGACCAACTCTCGCTGAATAGTATTAAACCACTCAGCCGGTAATAGGGTGGGTGGAACGCCACCGGCGACGTTGCCGTCGGTAAATTCGCCGTTACTGTCGGCGCGTGTATTAGGAATATCTCCAATTTTTTGCATGGTAATACCTCACTGGTTAAAGCGATAAAATAGAAATGGTTAATGAATAATGACCCGAAGTACTTGGCGTGGCCGCCAGACAGACACACTGAAATATCAACTAAGCAGGGTATAGCCAAACTTCAGAATAGAATGGGACGGGTTTAATACCGCTAACCGGCATTCAAGCTGTTTATTGCCCCACGAACGCAGCGGATCACTGCAATACGTTAAGCTGCATTGGGCATTATGAATGGTGGTTTCCGGTGCGGTAATTAGCCAGGTAAAAGGCCACTCTTCACCGTTCAATGCATCACGGCACACCGACATACCCGCGCAGGCTTGCCGGTATTGGGTAACGGTAATGTCATAGCCCAGAGCCTTTGCCACGCGGATAAAGTACGCCGCCGATTGGCCGCCAATACCAAACAATTTGGCGACCACCGCCCGCTGGCGTTGGATCATGCTATCGATCTCACCAATCGCACACAAATCGGGCAAGCCCAGTGTCGCTTCCCATTCAGGTAAGAGAGCCGTGGCGGTGGCCGGGAAAGCCGCCGACAGCAGATCTTGTGCATCTTCATCGCTGCGTTGGTAAGCATTCGCCAACGCCCGCAGTACCTCGGTCTGTATGCCATCGGGCCGTCGGGGCCACACTAATCCCATCGGCATCAGCGCTTGTAACGCTCCGGTATATTCACTGACGGAATAGCGGCTCATAGGTAACTCACTGTACCCCGAACGGGGAGTTTGCCAGTTTGCAGTTCAATATTGGCCGACGGGGATGCCATAATAAACCCCCCGCTTCCAGGTACTTCGCCGATGGCCAGCAACAGCGACGACCACAGGATTTTTCCACCGGGTTGCCCTTCGGTGAAAAACACCTCATCAATAGCGGTATTGATGGCGGCGGTTGTTGTACTGTCAGCATAAGAGATGCCGCTGATCACAAAATCAATCGCTTGAGCGACAGGCGCGCAAACATACACCAGAGCAATAATAGGTTGTTGTGGATAGATTGCGTCCGCTACCCGCCCCTGATCGCCAGTGGCTTTTACCGCCCCCCACTCTTCAAGGGATGAGATGCCGTCAGTTCCCTGCGGGAAGCCGCCGTGGTCGTTATCATCGCACATGATATACACCCCAACGGTGCCCGCCCCCATCAACCGCCGTTTCACCCAGCAGCGAGTGACTCCCGGTACCGCTAATGCCCAGGATTGATAATCGGTGTCATTGCCACCTTGCGGGACGTTCTGGTAGGCCAATAACATACGAGAACGAAATGCATCTTCGGATTCAATATCCGCACCACCAGAAATTTTAGTCAACGCGGTGGCCGTGGCCTGAACCCCGTCAATTGCAATATCCAGCGTCAGTACCGTTCCCGCCGGGCTGTTACCCCGATTGCCGCCGCCAGTTGCATCGTCCAACGGGCTGGGCAAGATAGCGGTAATTTCACCGAGCGCACTGCCCTGCTCGGCAATAATGACTTCTTTATCAAGCTGATACTGGTAACCATCGGCCCGATTCAGCAGGCGACCAGCAGGAATAACTCGCCCGGCAATACCGCTGAACCGGACCTCGTTACTGGTGGCGGGATTGGCCGCTTTGCGGAACACATCTTTCAGCGCCCCCCAAGCCGCCAGATACTCGTCGGTAGCATTATAGGGGGTGGCTTGCCGGGCGATATAATCCAGATAGCCGTAATGCAGGTGCGCCATCCCGGCATCGGCATCACTGATCACGCCGATATTAGAGAAACGCAATAAATTGCCGCCGGTTTTCAGTTCCGATTGAATATAAGACTGATTCCGCTGCCGCAATTCACTTAACGTGGGTCGATTAAATGGCATGAATTACTCCTCCCATACCCATGAAAATTTAATTGATGACTGTGTTTGATTAGCTGATCGTGTTTGGCTGGGTTGTTGGTAACTCACCACCAGCACCAGGGTGTTGGGGGCGATAATGTGCGCACGGACATTAATCGCGGCCACCACACTATCTTCGATCAGCCATGCCAGCGCCTCTGTGGCATAATCCTCCGCTTTGATAGCCACTTGTGTGGTGAGTTTCTCACGCCGCAGTAGCCAGAGCCGCGAGCCAATCGCCGATGCTGCACCACTGTCACCCCACCAACCACGGCGATCAGGGCTATCAATCGCATCATCTGCCCGCGCTAAACGGTCGGTGAATAAACTCAGCAGAATAGCCGTCTGCAAGTCATCACCCTCCAGTAAGCCGCCGTTACCGGTCTGCCAATCCCCCAGCAAGGCATTTACATCCCAAACGGTCTTAATATCGGTTGTCATCGCACCACCTTAGCGGGCGTTTCACTGGTAAGTGTCGTACTGCCCGACTGGACGTTTTTAAGTTGATGATTGTGGCTGTTGTAGGCGTCACGTAAGCTTTTTAGCGTGGCGCTATTACTGTCAGCGTTATCAATGATATTGCCGCTTACCTCAAGCAACGGCGTATTTAACCGTACTTTTACCGTGGCATTTACGGTCACCTCTGTCGCATTATTGACGGTCACCGGCTGGTTGTTAGCCTCAATCACCACCCCACTCTCGGTCAGTTTGATAAATTGCCCCCACTGGGCGTAAATCACCGTTTCACCTGCATTGAGCCCCATATGCCGATAGGCCGGATGATGTGAGGCGATGATCATCCCGCTGGAACGATCACCCCCCAGGAAACCAATGACCACATCACTGCCCGCCGGCAATCCCGACGAGAAACCAAATTCAGCTAACCTTGGCGTATCGCTGTGGACTTCCAACGGGGTTTGATATTGCACGGTTTGCACTCCGTTGCTGTCGTCAAAAGCGGTCACCCGCCCGATCCCCAGCAGCATTTTTATCTGTCGGTATAGAGTTGAGATTTGCCCACTGACATCACTCATGGTTAACCCCTTGTTTCATTTGATTTTATAGGGCTTAACGTCAAATGCAGCGGGTGGCATCAAGACCATATTTGCCACCGTTCCTTTTGCATCTTTCTGATAAACCACTTCAGATAACAACCACAACTCATCCCGCAGCCCTAAAGCCGGAATATCGATAGGGATAAGCGAGTTAATTTCCCACAGTTGTTGTTCTCTATCGCGCCAGCTATCTACCTGTATCGTAAGGACTTTGGCGCGACCAACGCTGCGGTTGATTTCCCAATCGATACTGGTTTCCACCAGTTGCGGTGAGTCCATGGTGTTTTCGACGATAACGATGCGGTTGCGATAGCGATCCGGCAACAGCGCCGCCAGTTGTGTATCCTGTACTCTGACCAGTACCGAGGTATTGTTCCCCCCCGAGGGCGAGCGCCTGGCAACCGCATTGGTCGAGAGCACGACACCGGTGTAATCAACAAAGCGCTTATTGATGTCCGTATGCAGGCTGGCGCTCAGAATATTGACCCCCTGCGCCACGCCACTGGCGGCTTTGCGATTCCCAACACGGGTTAGCAACAGGTTGCCATCCAACTGATCGTAATAGAGTAGTGCCGCCCAACGGGTCACATTCTCAATGACCGTTTGTGCCGTTTCCCCCCAATTGAGGGTGAACGTCGGTACGATGGTCATGTCGGTAATATCGGAGGTCACGGTGATGCCGTAAGGTTCAGCCAATTTCTGTGCGATTTGTAACACCGTTGATTGGCTGATCACGCTGTTAGGCCACTTGGCAGAGCAATCCACCAGATCCTGACATTTACCACGTCCCATGGCGCTGACCACGTGGGTTGTGGCCGTGATGGCGTTATCCCAACTGTCAATATAGCCATTTAATACCGAGTCATTGCCTAACTTCACCACACAGGGATCGCCGGGGTTAACCCACTGTTGCCCCCCACTGGCGGGGTAGCGATCCATCAGTGACAGTTCAAAACTGCTGGGTAATTTTTCAATGCTCCGCGTTACCTTTACTTTGCTCCAGCCAGTGATCGCCCGGCCACCCACCTCCAGTGTTAAGTCATCATTCATAGATTCAGCGCCTTAAATCGGATGGGCATAAATGCCGGGTGAATAGGATTAGCCATTTTCACCAGCGCATCGCCGCGTAACGCATCCTGATAGAGGCGGTTTGCCAGCATCAAAGCCGGTAGTGAACGGTTAAAACTGACCTCGCCAACCCGTGATAGATTGGCCCCCGCCTGCTGTAGCACGGTCACGATAGATTCACGCATCTGCACCAGCGCACGATAGGTCTCATCATTCCCCCTGTCGGCGGCGACCAGTGCAGTATTGTCAATCACCAGGCAAACCCGGCCCAATACCGCAACCGCATCGTCATAGCTTTCCGGTTGATATTGCGCTGCCACTTGGATCATCGCCCCAGTGCATAATGTGGCCATTAAGTGGTGGCTGGCATCCGCGACGGCCCTATCACTGTCGTTGGCACGGAAAGTATCGTCATGGGCTAGCGCCAGGGTTTCCATGATACGGATAATATCCCGCGTACTGATGCCCGTCGCCAGCAGGGCATTGACCACGGCCAGCACACTGTCGGCATGGCTTTCAATACTGTTGGCGGCGAGTAACTCGTCCAACGCCGCGTCGAGCGCCGCCCGTCCTTCAACCACCAGTGCCATCCGTTGCGCCACCAGCGTGGATAAATCCGCCGTGTCATTTTGTTGGCTAACCGTCGTTGTCGCTCCCGTGCTGCTGCCTCCGACAGTGCCGTGGTTATAGCGACCATAGCGATTGCGACCAAAGGTTGAGCGTAGGGCGTTGCCCAAATTACTGGCTTCGTTGGCCGTGCCCGTCACCATCCGACGCCAGAATGCAGCGGTACTTTTCAGAGTTTTTATCGCCTGAGTCGCTGAGCGCATTTCGCCTTTCACCGTTGAGATAAAGCCCGCAACCGCTTTAGCACTTAGCCCTAGCCAGGAGGATTGAATGGATGCGCCCATTTCTGCGGAGCCAGTAATAGCAAAGGCACGCAGGCCAGACTCGATGGCGGTTAAGGTAAAGGAAAAGACCCGCTCACTGCTGAAGCTATCATCGATCAATAGCCCTGCCTCGGAGATGCTGACCGTCATTTCCCCCAGTGTCGGGTGGACCAGAGTGCCCGGCCCCGACATTTCACAAGCCGCAATCAATGAGTCACGTTGAGTCATCACATCAGGTGCGGTATAGATCTGGCTGTTTTGTATCAAAATCCCTTTCAGAACAATTTTGCGCGTATTGCGGCCCAAATCTTCGATATAGCTGGTATCGCGATAGGGGTAGCTGTGTGTTACCTGGCGGCGACCAAAGGTACCTTGCCCACTGACGACCACAAAGGGAACGCCACGAAAGGAGGCTCGATGAAGGTGTTCCGACCATTGCCAGCTGTCGTCACTGCCTCCCAATAACGCTGATAATGTGTTGCCAATGAGTGACATTTTTTCTCCTGTCCGGTTTTCGGTTTACAGAAAGTAAAAAACCCGCCGGAGCGGGTTCGAGGTTGATGACAAAGTGCCTGCAACGGAGAGAACAGGCAGATCGTAAAGACGCCGGCTTCCCTGTATAAAAATAGCCTTCCCTGGGGGCTCGAACCGCGCCATCCCTGGCGCGGAC